CTGACCGCCAAGTACACGGCCGATGTGGCGCGTGAGGTCCTGGCCGCCCCGTACAAGGACTTGTTTGCCGACGACACGCTGTTCGAGTCGCCGCCGTTCGAGCGGAACTGGATCGCGCAGCGGGAGGACCGGTTGAACGCTGTACCGGACGAGGTGTTCGGGCTGGTCTCCCAGATCATTGACTCGGCAACTACGAACGGCGCAAGCATTCCGGATGTGACCGCCCAGGTCGAACAGCTGTTCGGCGACACCAGCACCCCGAAGTGGAAAGCCCGCGCCCGCACCGTTGCACGAACCGAGGTCGTCGGCGCTTACAACGGTGGGCTCAACGACGCGTTCGCCATGATCGTCGCCAACGACCCCGGCACCGAGTGGGTGAAACGCTGGCTCGCCACCGAAGACAAGCGCACCCGGCCTGACCACGTCGAAGCCGACGGGCAGACCGTCCCGTTCGCGCAGCCGTTCATCGTCGGCGGCTTCCAGATGATGCACCCGCACGACCCGGACGCCCCCGCCAAGGAGGTGATCAACTGCCGGTGCGTCGAGCTGCTGGAGATCAAAAACGAACCCACCGAGATGGGCAACCGCCAGTACCTCGGCGCCTCAATCACCCTCATGCAGGAGGCGTGCACCGACGGCCAGTTCTGCATGCAGACCCACAAGCCTGGCCTCTGCAAGGGGCAGAAGCGCGGCGAGACCGAGCCCGGCCAGCAGGACGCCACCAAGCAGAACCCCGTCCAGGTCGCCCAGACCGCCGTCACCGGCCTCAGCCAGGCCATCCAGCAGGCCGCCCAGGTCGCCGCACAGAACCCGAACAACCCGAAGCTCGCCGCCATGGCCCGCAAAGCCATCGCCGGGTACAGGAAGGCTCTTGGCCCGCACCAGCAGACCCTGAAGCAGGCCGCCGGTACCAACGCCAAAGCCCAGAAGAACGCAGCCACCGACACCGCCCAGCAGAACCGCCTGGACGCCACTGCCAAGAAGAAGGCGGAGCGGCAGAAGCAGACCCTGGAGAAGGCGGCGCAGCGCATCCTTGGCCGCCGCGCCACGCAGGCGAAGCTGGCGAAGATGTCCCCGAAGCAGCGCACCGCGTACCACAAGGCGCAGGCGGCGAAGGCCACCGCGAAGCGGCAGGCTGTCGAGAACAAGACACTGAAGCAGGCGGGTAAGTAGTACGGCAGTACAGCTGAGTATGCGGGCCGCAAGGAGCCCGGCGGGGCCGTCATGATCGAAAACGATCTGTAGGATGCCCGCATGGAGCTGAAAGACCTGCTCAAGATCACTCCCAAGGGCAACGGGAAGATGGCGGCGTACTTCGACGTCGCCATCGACGGGGTCAAGGTCGAGGAGGTCACGAAGGTCTGCTCCCTGATCGCCGCAGCAGCTCCACTCCCGCAAGGGCTGGGCAGCCCGCAGACGATCTACGCCAACGTGCTAGCCGCCCTCTACCAGGACGACGACGCCCACGACACGTGCTCCCTGACCGCCTGCCTCAACCCGCTACACCCCGGCCCCTGCAAAGGCTGGAAGGGCACCCTGCACGACGTCTCCCCCGGCGCCTGGCACGCCATCGAAGCCGCCCGGGTCGAGAAGGCCAACCATGCACGGGTCAAGAAGATCGAGGCGCTGAAGGCCCAGGGCAAGCCGATCCCCCACAAGCTCCTCACCCCGATCGTCGCGAAGCCGAACCCGCAGGCCGGGCAGACCGCAAAGAACGCCACCGGAGAGGCTCACGCCGCCGGTCAGGCCGTCAGCGACGCTGCCGGAATCGTCAACAACCACCCGGGCAAGGTCAGCCTCGGGCAGGCCGTTAAGGCGGCTCCGGTCGAGAAGGGGCCGAAGGGCAAGAAGCCGACCCTCGGCTCCAAGGGCATCGCGTTCGTCATCGGGCAGGAGAAGGTCACCCCGCAGTACAAGCTAGACAAGGCCGCCGCGATCACCACGGAGCAGTGGGATGGCCTGTCGGCCGAGGACAAGACGTCGATCCGCGCCGAGCTGGCCAAGGTCCAGAAGGACGGGTTCGGGCCGCAGCAGAAAAAGGCCACCGAGCTACTCGACAAGCTCGGGGTAAAGCGGGCCAAGCCCGGTGCGCCGGAAACCGTCACCACGCCGAGCGGCAAGGTTTACCAGAAGGTCAGCCTCAAGGACATCAACGAAGGCCCGAAGGCCCCCGCCGCGCCTAAGGCCGAGAAGCCCAAGGCCACCGAGCTGCCACACACCACGATGACGGGCGTCAACGTGGGCAAGCTAATCCACAAGAACGGCGGCTCGGCTGACCTGATCCTGGACGGCAAGAAGGTCACAGTCGGCTTCGAGGGCGGCGGCCACGAGGGCAAGCTGACCTTCACCCCTAAGCTGGGGACTGGTGCCGGTGGCTACACGGTGACCCTGAAGGACGGCACCAAGCACCACTTCGACAAGAACGAGTCCATCAAGGTCGCCACCGCCGTAAGCGCCGAGCCCGGCTCGCACGCCTCTGACGAGGCGGTCGGCAAGCTTGCCGATGCCCTGAAGAAGGCCGCACCGGCGGAGGAGCCAAAGCCTCTGCCCAAGGTGTCCCACGTTCCCGGCGCGAAGCTCGGTGAGGCTCCGAAGCTCGCACCGCTCAAGGAAACGCCGAAGCCGCCAGAGAAGCCTGCGGGCCTGCCGCCACTGGCCAAGCCGAAGCCGCTGCCCAAGCACGTCCAGGACGCTATCGCCATGGCCAAGGGGCATGCGCCCGGTGCGTCGTGGTCGAAGAACCACCTAGCCGCCTACCAGCCGCTGTCCGCCGACGAGTTCCACGCCTTGCCGTCGGACGTGCAGGGCAAGATCGTTTCGGAGTTGACCAAGGGGCAGTCGAAGTTCCTCGACCCGAAGAAGGTTGCCGCCGCAAAGACCTTGCTGGAGAAGTTCGGCCGCGGCGGACCCGGCGCGCCCAAGGTTGAGGCGGCGAAGCCCGCAGAGAAGAGCGTCGACTTCGCCAAGGACCTGCACGACCACTCGGTCACCCCGGCGCAGGCGAAGGCGGCCGTAGCCAACACGGCCATGAGCGCCCACTTCCTCGCCGCCAAGCAGTCGGCCGGGCTGACCGACCTGGACAGTCCTGACACGGGCATGCATGTCATCAACGCCGCCGACGATGCGAAGGCGCTCGTCGCCCTGAAGACGAAGCTCTACGACTCGAAGCTGCTGGCGGAGCCGAGCGTCAAGGAGGCCATGGACGCCCTGGATACGGCGGCCGTCAAGCAGTCGTACGCGCAGTACGTGCAGGCTGCGAAGTCGAAGGCATTCAGCAAGATCAGCAAGAAGGTCGGGGGTGACTCGGGTGGCCTGAGCCCCATCGAGAAGGCATCACTGCTGCACTACACGCAGTACCTGTTGGAGCACAAGACGCCCCCCACCGACGCGTCGACCATCGACAAGCTCAAGGCCGACACCAAGCAGGCCGAGAACACGCTGGCCGACAAGCTCCACGCCGCCGTAAAGAAGGCCAACGCGCCCAAGGCCGCCGACATGTCCAACGCGCAGATCGCCGACCGGGCCGAAGAGTTGCTGGGCGAGAAAGCTTTCCCGTACACCAACCTGACCCTCTCGGAGCTTCAGCTCGCCGGGAAGGCCGGTAAGGCCCAGGTCCAGGACGACGCCAAGAAGTATCCGGCAGAGGTCTTAACCGATCCGGCCGTAGCCGCAAAGATGCAGGCCTATACCGACTTCTCCGCCTCGGTTTTGGTCGCCAAGCAGCGGGTCCACAAGCTTCAGGAACACATCAAGAACGTGCACCATGCCGCCATCCTCAGCGGCAAAGATCAGCACGGAAACCCGCTGACCGTCGAGGACAAGAACATCCTCGGAAAGCACGCCATCCTGCTGAGTCAGGGTCAGGGTCACTCCAACCTGGCCCAGACCCTGGAAAATCAGGAGAAGAAATACCCTGAGGCGAAGGCCGCATTCCATGCCGCCGCCGAAAAGGCGCAGGCCAACCTGAAGCCCGCCGAACCGCACAAGCTGTCCGACTTCGACCAGGCCACGATCGCCGACGCGTATTCGAACGCCTGGTCGAAGCACGCCAGCAAGGCCGTCACCTACGGGGTGACGTACGCCCACTCGCAGAAGATGAAGGCGCACCCCCAGTACCCGTCGCTGACGATGGAGCTCGGCGAACTGAAGGTCTTGGCGGGCAAGGTGGCGGTTGCGCACGCCGAGGAGCACACGGCGAAGCTGAACGTACCCACCAACCCCGATACGGGCGCGATGGAGGTGGGGCCGGAGTACAGCGCGTGGCTGGGCAAGGTGCAGCAGGTCAACGTGCTGGGCGGACAGTTCAAGGCCCTGCACACGACTGCACAGTCGAGGCTCGACGCGATACGCGTCGGTGTCGGTCTGAAGAAGCGCGCCCTGCCGAAGTTAGACGCGACGTCGGTCAAGTCGACGGCGGCCGAGAGTGGGTACTACAAGACGACCGGCTATAGCGGCCCGAACTACGGCAAGCCGCAGTCGGGGAAGAACTACCTGCTGACGAAGGTCGGCCCGCAGCTTGCTGTAGCGCATCAGAGTGCGGGTGAGAAGAAGGCGGAGAAGCTGGGCGCCACTACTACAGCTAAGGCGCCATCCGCCCCCAAGATCGAAAACGTTCCGAGTGGTGAGCCCGTCAAGCTCGGCGGTGGCGACTCCTCCATAGCGCACATCCCCGACCCCCTGAAGAAGCAGATCACCTCCGACTTCAAGGCCATGCCCAGCGGCAAATACCTGGCCGACCCCACCGAGGACATCTTCGGCAACCTCGTCAATCTCGCCGCCGCGCACAGCAAGGGCCTGTTCGAGCCGCTATCCGTTGACCAGGTCCTGAAGACCATCGACGAGACGCACTCCAAGAATCTGGGCGTCGGCAACAGCGGCATGCTCCACAAGAAGGTCACCGACTGGCTTGGCACGGCCGCTGGCAAGACCTGGGCGGAGCAGCACAGCACGCCGGACGCCAAAGTCGTCAAGCAGATCAACGGCGAGATCGACCTGCCGAAGGGCGTCACCCTCGCCCCCGGCGAGAAGGTCCAGAAGCTGGCAGGGCCGGGCCCCCACGACGACACGTTGGCCCCGACCGCATTCAAGGCTGCCACCTCGAAGCAGGCCCAGGACGCCCAGGACGCCTACATGAAGGCGAACGGCGTCAAGTGGTCGGCACAGCAGCGGTCGGCCCTGAAGTCGTACACCGGATCCGCGTACACCACGTACAACGACTACCTGCGCGGCACCGGCTCCGGCAGCCAGAGCACCAAACAGCATGTGGTGAACATTCAGTCGGCGATGATGCCGCTCCCGCAGCACACGCTCCTGAAGCGTGGCACCGGATGGAGCGCCTTGCCCGCCGAGTTCCAGGGTGCGAATGCGGCGAAGATGATTGGCAAGACGTTCCAGGAGCCCGGCTTCACCTCGACCACCGTGGCGGGCATGGGTGGGCATTTCTCCGGCCAGCCGCTGCAACTGATCATCGAGGCCCCGGCGGGCACTCCGGCGGCGTTCGTCAATGGCATCTCGCACTTCAAGGATTCAGAGAACGAAATGCTCCTGGCGGCCGGTACGAAGTTCAAGGTGCTGTCGGTGGAGAAGACCACGGGCGGGAACACCATCATGCGGGTGCGGATTGTGGGAGATAAGTGATGGCTGACGGCAATCCGTATGAGCACCTGGACTCGCACTACGGGGACATGGAATTGCGGCTAGTGGATGAGCCGACCGACTCCGGTAAGGGCATGAGCCCGAAGGAGGCACGGTCGTTCTTGCGCGGGCTGCACCCTGTGGCCCGGGTCAAGCAGACGCTGGCGCAGGCCGCAAAGAAGGTCAAAGCCAAGGGTTGACAGGAGCGTCAAGCGTCGTCTACTGTGGGGTTACAAGGTTGACAGACCCCAAGGAGAAACGCCATGAAGCTCGGACACAGCGCAGACGAGATCAAGTACGACGAGACCGTGGGCACCGTCGCCCACTACATCGTGGTACTCGACGGCGAGCCCACCATGACCATCCTGTGCGACTCGGCCGACCCCGAGAAGGTCATCCGCATCCGTCGCGTCGGCGGTGGGACCAACCAGGTCACCGCCGGTCGCTTCGTGATGACTGCGGAGCTGCTGGAAGATGCCGACGGCATGCCGCTCGGCACAAGCGAGCAGGTCAACGCCAAGTCGGTCTACACCTACGTGATCCCCCGCCTGCACGTGCTGCTCGGCCGCCTGCTGCGCGCCGCTGCCTGATTCACCCACGGACCCCCGGCGCCCGGCCGGGGGTCCTCTGGCGTCTTTGGAGGACACCATGAAGGACACCATCACCGACCTGGCCGACCGGCTGGCCATGCTGCACATCCGCGCCCAGGTAGTCCTGGGCCATTTCTCGTCTGATGAGGTTGATTGGTTTCCCGTCGACCATGCCGCCAACTTCTACCGGGAGGCCGCTGCGATGCTGGAGGGCGGTCTTCGTGAGGGTCACCCCGACGCCATCGGCAAGGTGCGCGCCGTCGTCGACCCGGGAGACCTGGACCGGGCCGAGCTCTGGGGCACCCCGCTGGGGCGGTTGCTGTTCACGGCGGGCGGATACACCGGCGAGACGTGCACGCAGACGGTGGCGGCTAGCGTGCTCGGCTGCTCGCGGCAGTGGGTGAACGCCATGGTCGCGGAGCACAAGCTGGCTTCGGCCGCCGATCGGGGCGTGTATGTCGCTCAGGTGCGGGGGATGCTGAAGGCCCGGATTGACAGGCTGGTCAAGTAGCTGTATGCTTTAAACATACAGAAGGAGGCGGACATGAAGACCACCGCTTACGGCCCCCGCAGCACCAGCCAGCTACGCGGCCAGTGGCGCGCACTAATGACGGCCCCCGGCACCCGCAAGCACCTCGCATCCGCCACCCGTTTCGCCTGCTCCGAAGGCCTGCGGCCCGGCACCGGCCGTTGGTACGCCGCAGCCCTCTGGTCCTACAACCAGCACTAAGCAGGAGGAGGAGATATGAAGCTCAAAGACACCACCACGGACAAGCGCCACGGCATCATGTTCGGCCTGGCATACGGCGACGCTCTCGGCCGCCCCACCGAGTTCATGAAGGCCAGCACCCTCGCCAAGTTCGGCAGCCCGTTCCGCCACAGCGTCGGCCTCAACAAGCCACAGCAGGGCATCGTCACCGACGACACCCAGATGTCCATCTACATCGGCCGGGCCGCCGCCCACGTCGGCCGGGTCGAGCCCGGCCCGCTCATGGCCGACCGGTTCGCTGCGGCAATCCTCACCTGGCGTAAGGACCCCAAGAGCATGGACGGCCAGCGCGCCCCCGGTGTCACCTGCATGGGCGCCGCCGACGCCCTCGCGCGCAACCCGCGTCAGTGGCTTCTCGCCACGCGCCCCGACTCCAAGGGCAACGGCGCCAACATGCGGGTCTCCCCCCTCGCCTTGCGCACCGACTGGACGTGGGACCAGCTGGCCAAGGCATCACAGCTCCAGGCGGCCATCACCCACGGCCACCCCACCGCCCTCGCCGCCGCGAACCTGACGGCCGTCGCGGTGCGGATGCTGCTCGAGGGCGTCGCCGAACCCACCGAGGGCTTGATCGATCACCTGCTGGCCTACGCCTACGACCAGCGCAACCGGTACCACGGCGACTGGCTAGGCCACCTCTGGCAGGGAGCACCGGCCCGCAAGGTGGCAGTCCGGCGCAACTGGTGGGACGACGCCGACGGTCTGCTGATGACTGCCCTCGCGCCGAAGTTCAAGACTGTCACCGCGCAGTCGCCGGAGGCGTACATCCAGCGCGGCTGGGACGAGATGATCGATGCCCTGTTGGGTGTCTACCGGATGCCCCGTAACCAGGAGCAGGACCCTTGCGACGTGGCCGGAGGCGGCTGGGTCGCAGAGGGCGCCCTGGCGGCCTCGCTGCACACCCTGCTCTGCTTCCCCGGCGACCCGACCAACGCCCTGCGCCGGGCCGCGTTCACCGACGGCGACTCGGACAGCATCGCCTCCATCACGGGCGCCCTGGCGGGTGCCGCGTACGGGCGGAAGGCATTCCCGTCGCACTGGATTCCCAACCTGGAGTACCGCCGCGAGCTGGAGGGTTTGACGGCCGACCTGACTGCTGCGTCTCGCCGCTGAACCACCACACCTACAGCCCTCCCGCCCGGTAGGCGGGAGGGCTGTACCATCTCGACCGACAAGGAGAACGCCATGAAGAAGCTCATCGACGTGATCGACGTAACCGCTACCCTGCTACTCGCCACCCTGATGATGGGCGCCGGTGTGGCCTCGATCGTCGGCGGAGTTACCGGAGTGCTCTGGTACTGAACGCACCGGACGGCCGTACCATGTGGGGCATCCGAGAGGGGTCACGTATGGGAACCGCCTGGCAGATGCCAATCGCCGTCATCGGCAAGCCGACCGGCGACGGCCGTCAGTTCGACGCGGGGGCACTGTCACACCGCGACCTGCCACTACCCCTGCGGTACGTGGCCAGCGACTCCGGGGGCCACGCCAACGCTGTGATCGTCGGGCACATCGCGAAGATCGGCAAGGAGAAGGCCGGGATGCTCCCGGCTAAAGGCGAATTCTACGACGACGAGTCGTGGCCGGAGGACGTGCGTAACGCCGCCACGGCCGCCATGAAGTTCACTCAGAACAAGGTGATCGGCCCGTCCGTCGACCTCGACTCCGCCGAGATGGAACGCGTGCCTGAGCCGAAGGCGTACTCCGACTGGAAGAAGGCGCAGGCCGGGAAGCTGAAGGCGGCCAAGCTGGCCCACGCGGGCGCCACCGGCAGCGACTGCGGCTGTGGCGGCCCGGTGATGGCCGAGGAGGCGTACGACGGGCCGCACCTGAAGATGGTCCGCTCGGGCCGGGTTGCCTCCGCCACGCTGGTGCACATCCCCGCGTTTGCTGAACTGTCCGGGCACGCGAAGCTGATCCCGATCGACTCGTCTGATCCGAACGTGGACGGCACCACTTCCTCCGCGATGGTCGCGGGCGCCCTGGTCGACTTCGACTGGGCCGACGTGGACTGGAACGCCAAGATCGAAAACGACGCGGAGATGGGCATCAGCGAGGAGATGGGCGACACCATCCTCCCCAACCGCACCCCGGCCAACAATCGGAAGAAGCCCAAGCGCGACCCCGAAACCGTCAAAGGTAACCAGGACACGCAGGAAATGTCTGCCGACGCCGAGGAGGCCTCCGGCATCGAGTTGTCCGACGAGGAGTTCGCCAAGCGGCGCCTGCCCAGCGCTACCAAGCAGAAGCCCGGCGGTCCCGAGACGCCCAGCGCCGAAGGCGAGCAGGGCCAGGGCGGCACCGCGTACGCCGCAGACCGCGCCAAGCTCAACGCGGAGGACTTCGTCGACCCGGACGGCCGCCGCTTCCCGATCGCCGACTGCTCCAGCATTGGCGACGCGGTCAGCTCGTACGGCCGGGCCAACCCGAAGATCCCGTACGCCAAGTTCAAGTCGCGGCTGACCGCGATCGCCAAGCGCAAGGGCTGCGAGGGCAGCCTGCCCGCCAGCTGGAAGGCCGGAGAGAAGATGGCAGCGCTCATGGCCGGGGCAGCCCCGGCCGCCCCGCCGAAGGAATGGTTCGACGACCCGAAGCTGACCGGCCCGACGCCACTGCACATCGGCGACGACGGCCGCGTGTACGGCCACGCCGCCACCTGGGGTACCTGCCACGTCGGCATCGGCGACTCCTGCACCCTGGCCCCCAAGTCGGCCACCAACTACGCGTACTTCCACACCGGCGAGATGGTCACCGCTGACGGCTCCCGCCTGCCCGTGGGACGCCTCACGTACGGCAAGGGTGGCCACGCCGGAGGCGGCCTGGGCTACCGGGCGGCGGTAGAGCACTACGACTCCACCACCAGCCTGGGCGCCCTCGTGCGCGCGGGCGAAGACCAGTACGGCATCTGGGTGGCTGGTGCCCTCGTCCCCGAAGCCGACGAAGCAGCCGTTCGGACCATGCGGGCGACTCCGCTGTCCGGCGACTGGCGGCGTATCGGCGGCAACCTGGAGATGGTGGCCGCCCTGCACGTCGTCACCGCAGGCTTCCCGATTCCCCGGGCGATGATCGCCTCGGCGGTCCCTGGCTACCCGGACGGGGCGGAAGGCTCCGAGGAGGTCTGGAGCTTGGTCGCGGCCGGTGCCCTCCCCCGCGTCGCCGACGAGGACGACACGGCCACGGGTGGCACCCTGGACACCGAGGCGCTGGGCCGGGCCATCGCCCGGGGGATGCTCGCTGAGCAGAAGGATGCGGCATTCCGGGCCGAGCGTGACAGCGTCTGGGCTGGCCTCGTAGCGGCGGCCACGGCGCCGGACCGCGCCGATTACGATGAAGCCATGGGCGATCTCATGACCGCCCTGGTTCAGGAGTGAGGTAGGAGGAGGTCCACCGATGGGCTGCAATTGTGGAGGCGGCGGGTCCGGTCTCGGCAACTACGAGGTGAAGGACGCGCAGGGTAACGTGCTCAAGCGCTTCACCGCCGTACGGGAGACCGAAGCGAAGGTATTCGCGGCGAGAACGGTCGGCGCTACCTGGCGCAAGACGTCCTGAGACACGGAGAAGGCCCGCACCAAGGGAAGCTGGTGCGGGCCTTCTCCGTGTTCCGCTTACGAAACGCGCTTGATGCAGGCCTGGAGACGCCACTCCACGTTCATGTTGCCCTTGGTGATGGCGTACACGAGTGAGCTGTTGCTCCCGCAGCCGCCGTGGAACACGTTGTAGTGGTACACCCGCCACTGGTGCCCGTTGTTGTTGTGGATCGACAGGATGTCATCGCTCGGGTTGAGCGGCAGGTTGATGTACTGGTTCAACGTCACGGTCTGCGAGACCCGGTAATACGACCCGCACGCGGCGGTGGCCACGCAGGGGAAGCCGCAGATGTACCCGGCCGAGCAGGTGACCGCTTCGGCGCGCTGCGGGGTGAGCAGGTGGATGACCTCGACCGCGACGTTGCCGTGCGGCTGCTCGGCCACCGTCGCCGTGCCGGGCTGGATGACGAACAGGCTGAGCATCGCCGCTAAGGCGACCAGGCCCATGGTGATCTTGCGCTTCATTCTTCTCCTCCACTGAGGTGCTGAAGGTGCAGGGTGGGCGGGTCATTGGCTGCTTCGTTCACCGGCTCACCCGGCACCGCCGCGCCCTGCGCCCTGTAATCTGTAAACCTACATACAGGTGATGCGGGCCGCAATCAGCCGTACCGACATCCCCGCGTAACGGCGGGCCAGCCGGAACCGGCCGCGCCGCACCGACCTGACGGCCGCGACCATCGGGCAGCAGTTGTCGGAGTCGGGCTTCGGCTTCGGAGGCTTGCGCCCGTGCAGCCCGGAGGCCATGGCGACCTCGACGGCCCACTCGTACTGCTGCTCCATGGTGTCCTCCTCGATCTGTCTGCCAACAACATACGCGCTCTATGCGGACCAGCGCAACAGGTGTACTCTGATGGCAGACAGAGAGCAGGGAGATCCCAGATGCGCAGCGAAATGACCCGGCACCAGTCCAGGCGCCACCCCATGGCGGCGTTCCTCGTAGTCCTGATCCTCGGGCCGTATATCCTCGCCGGGGTGCTGCTGATGCTGGCGCTCTGGGTGACCATCGCCGCGCTGTGCCTGGTTACCGGCAACGCCGAGTTGCTACGGCGTAAGCGATGACTGAACCCCTGTTCGAGGTAGATCAGGCCGAACCGGGCCGCGAACACCAGGCATGCGATCGGTGCCTCACGGCGGCCTGGGCATCGGATGACGGCCTGCGTGTGCGTGGCTGGCTGGTCTTCGACGGCCCCTCCGTGACCGGCAAGCACATCCACGCACGGGTCTGCCCGGCATGCCAACGGAAAGGAAATTCCTGATGGAAGCCTGGCGACGCAACCTGATCGAGTGCGGCGAGCCCTGGTGTCCACTGCTGGACGGTCGGCACCTGTTCCGTCCCCGGCTCGTTGTTAAGCGCGAGCACCGGCCAGCATCCAGCCAACGGAAAGGAGCATCATGAGCGTCGACAAGCGCGTCGACTGGGACGAGTACCGCAAGTGCTCCCAGGTGTGCCGCGCCGAGACCGGCGAGCCGTGCTTCTCGCTGAGCGGCACGATAGCCAAGGGTCGGCCGGATGGAGTGCGTACCTACCTGGCGTTGCCCCACACCACCCGCAAGCGCCGCGTCAAGCGGTAGCCTGACTGTGTCAGTCGGGTCCGTCCGTCCGCTCCGGCCAAAAGAAACAGTCGGCGGCCCCAAACCAAAGAAGGCCGCTTACCGGTTCGGTGAGCGGCCTTTCTGCTGCGGTCAGGCGTTCGGGTCGCCTACCGCCGTACGGGACAGCGTGGCCCCGAATAGCACCTCACGCGGCTCGCCGGGGTGGTGCACCGCGAGCACGTCTTCCGTCCGGATCACTGGTGGCGCCGGGTACGGCTTGACCGCCTTTCCCTGCGTGTCCAGGCCGAGCTGTCGTGCCTCGATCTCCGTCCAGCCCTGATCGTGCAGCTCGTCGGCGATCTCCTGCGGCGACACGTTGGCGTACCACTCGTCGCCGATCAGACCCCACACCGCCTCGACGCCAGAGTGCGGCGGGCGCCCCGGCCCGGCGCAGGTGAAGATCAGCCAGCCGCCGGGGCGCAGCGACTCCCAGGCGGTCAGGATGATCTCCCGCCACTTCTCGGCGTGCTCGAAGGTCTCCGTGGTGACCACCAGGTCGTAGGCGCGCTCCGACCGCCAGTCGGCGGCGTCGGCCACGATGTCGACGCCCTTGCCGGGACGGATGTCGATCACGTGGTACGGGTTGGCGTTCGGGAACAGCGGCCGGGTGCTGCCGTTGAGGTCACGGCCGCCGATGTCCAGGACGGCCAGGTCTTCGGTGGTCCGGAACTGGGCGACCCAGCTCAGCGCCTGCTCATGCATCTTCTTCGCCCTCGTTTTCGATCATGACTGCCCGTCCCGGAACTTGGCGAAACGGTGCGCCCACAGCGCCCGGTCCGTCTCGGCCGCAGCTTCCCCAATGGCGTACACCGCGTCCCTCTCGCCCTTGCCGTAGTACGGGTGAAAGTGCTCCACGTGCGACGCCAGGCATGGTGCCCACTCGTCGCGCAGCTTCGCCGCCTCGACGATCTCGTTGTCGACGAACCAGTGCCGGTAGCCCTCGTGGCAGACCACGCCCGGGCCGTCCCAGGACGCCCCTTCGATCTCGACGTACTCGCGGCTGATGAGCATGTGCGTGGCGTGCACCCCGGACATCACCGTCGGGTTGCCCAGGTCGTTAGTGCCGATCACGTGCTTGCGGGTGGACCGGCGCGTCTGCATGGCCTGGTCCAGCCAACCCTTGTGGAAGCGCACATCGTCGCCGACGAGGAACAGCCACGGCTCGCGCGTGATCTCGAAGCCCCGGTTGACCTTCTCCGCGAACGAGCCCATCTCCCGCAGGTAGTGATGTTCGTCGATCCGGACGTTGAGCGCGGACGGGTAGCCCCACGCCCATGACGAAATGTCGCTGTCGTCGGCCATCACGTACACGCCCACCCTGTCGTGCTGGGCTGGGGTCAGACTGGCGGCCAGCGAGTCCAGGAACGCGGCGGCGTTGTCCCGCTGCGCGACGGGCACGATGATCGCCACTTCCTCGGTGGCCTCCGGGACCTGCTGCTCCCGCATCGGGGAGGTGCGGGCGGCCTGCTCGGCGGCGTTCCGGTTGATCTCCAGCTTGGGCCACTGATCCGGCGGGAGCACGCGGGCGCTCATCGGCGGCGGCGTGAACGGCTTCATCCGGTAGTCCTCAGCCCCGTACCAAGCCGTCTTCTGGTGGGTGGTGATGACGCCGGTGTGCACCATGACCGGCAGGCCCACCTGGTGTGCTCGCAGGCAGAATGAGATGTCCTCGCCGCACTGCTCCCCGTCGGGCCCAGGGATGCGCTCGAACCAGATGTGCGGTGGAGCGCCGTGCTCCTGTAGCCAGTGGGAGATCTTCTCGAACGCCGAACGGTGCACCAGTAGGAAGCCGCAGCCCGTCGCCCCGACCCTGGTCGGGGCGTCCTTCGCCCATTCCTGCCGGGCGATCATCTTGTACGTGCCGGGCATCCCCGAGTTGGGTTCGATCCACGCCCAGTCGTACAGCGTCGGGGCGAGGCTGGAACGCAGGCCGCCCCGGAAGTCATGCGAGAAGTCGCCCTCGATGAAGCACAGCCCGCCCACGATCGGCGCGGTTACCGGGTCGGCAACGGTGAGCAGCTTCTCCAGCGCGTCCTGCTCGACACCGATGTCGGTGTCCCACCAGAGCAGCCAGTCCGAGTCGCTGGCCAGGAACGCGGCGGTCGCGGTGTTACGCGCGTGGGACAGCTCCATGGAGCGCCCCCACACGGCCGCCAGGGCGCCGTTGTTCATCAGGCCGGAGTTGTGCAACAGGTGGTCGCCGTGGGCCTTGTCGTACGCCACCATCCGCAGCACCGACTCGGTGAAGTTCCATCCGGCATCGTTCAGGTGCGGCACCCCGATGCAGACTTTCTCCCCGGCGCGCGGGTTAACGGCCTGTTCGAGTTCGATCTTCGCGTTGGCGGCGTCCGCCAATCGCAGCGTCTCTTCGACGGCTTCAGGCGTGAAGTGTCCAGACATACGGCCTCCTCCTCCGTGAAACGGCAGACTACCGCTATGATCCCTGCCAGGCGTATCCGTGTCTGCTACGGTCCGGCGGAGCGTTCGAAGTGAAGAGAGCACGCAGTGCCCAACCTGCCTTTCCAGGTCCCGACGTCCGATGACGGCTCGTATGCCTTCGCCGGGATGTCGACGGAAGACCTGACTTCGATTCGCTCGCAGGCCCGTGACGCCGCAGCGACGTACGCGGAGATGGACGTCTCCGACGTGTCGGGCGATGACATCGAGACGATGCGCGAGCTGACCAAGATCGTTCAGGGTGTCGACCAGGAGCGCACCCGCCGCAGTGGCGCGGCTGGCGCCTTCGCCGCCCTCACCGACAGCCTCGGCGAGGAAGACGCGACCGACGACGCGGGCACCACCGACGCGGGCGCCGAGGGCGCAACCGTCCCGGAGACCCCGCCAGTGACCACCACGGCGGCGGCGGCGGCCAAGCCCACCGCGCCCAGTGTTGCTGCCGTGGCCGCCAAGACGACCCCCGCCGTCCCGGCCGAATCGGTGCAGCGGGCTCCGGCCGTCATCCTCGCCGGGGCCAACAGCTCCGACTATCCGGCCGGTTCCGAGATGGACTGGACGAAGGTCGGCAAGGCCGTTGAGAAGGCTTTCCTCCAGTACAGCGCCATGGGCGGCGGCGGCGGTGCCCGGCGTGACCCGATCGCGCAGTTCAAGCTCGACTATCCGAAGGAGCTGACCGCGTCGGGCGGCCTCGCGGACGACGCGACGGCGGTCATCGACTACGCGGCCTCCGAGAAGCGCCTGCCGGGCGGCTCCCTGCTGGCGTCGATCGAGATCACCCGCAAGGCGAAGTCCGACGGCGCGCCGAACAGCCTGGTCGCTGCCGGTGCGGGCTGGTGTGCCCCGTCGGAGGTCATCTACGACCTGTGTGAGCTGGAGTCTTCGGACGGTCTGCTGGACATTCCGGAGATCAACGTCTCCCGGGGTGGCATCAAGTACACGACCGGCCCGGACTTCTCGGCGATCTACTCCGGTGCGGGCTACTTCCACTACACCGAGGCGCAGATCATCTCGGGTGTCACCAAGCCGACCATGGCGGTGCCGTGCCCGTCCTTCACGGACACCCGCCTGGAGGCGGACGGTCTGGCGATCCAGGCGGACCTGCTCCAGCTGCGGGGCTACCCGGAGCTGATCGCCCGGTTCGTGCGGGGTGCGATGGTCGCCCACACCCACAAGATCAACCAGTTCATGATCAACGCCCTGGTGACCGGCTCGACCGCACTGTCCCTGCCGTCCAGCGTCGTCAGCCACACCCCCGGCCTCGGCACCACGTGGTACACCGACCACTGTGGTCTCCACGCTGCTGGGCGCCCTCGAGATGGCGATCGTCGACTACAAGTACCGGCAGCGGATGCAGCTCTCCTCCACCCTCGAGGTCGTGCTGCCATACTGGGTGCAGTCCTGGATCCGCGCCGACGTCACCCGCCGGTCGTTCTACGACGGTGACAACGGCGTCGACCAGTTCGCCGTCACCATGGCGAACATCGAGAACTGGCTGGCCGTGCGTGGTGCCCGCGTGCAGTGGGTGTACGACTGGCAGGACGCCTTCTACTGGGCGGCCTACCCGTCCGGCGCCCCGTCGGCGTGGCAGCAGTTCGGTGCCAGCCCCACCTCGACCGACTTCGTGCAGGACTGGCCGCACACGCTTCAGGTGCTGGTCTACGCGGCCGGTACGTGGGTGCGCGGCAACGCCGACATCATCACCCTGGACACCGTGTACGACTCGACC